ACCGAGCCGGTGTATTCGTCGTTCTGGATCGTGACGCCTTCGACCGTGGGGCGCAGTGCCGAAATCGGCATCCGGTCATCGGCGGTGAAGGACGGGAACACATCCGGCGTCGGCTGAAGCGCGATCGCGAGGGCGGTTTCATTGGACCTCTCGGCCATGAGTTAGGCTCCTTGGTTCTTGGCCTTGACGGGCCGGGTGACGGACGGGGCGGCGGGCTTTGCCGCAGCCGGGAGCGAGTGTGCCGTTGTCGCGGCCGCGATGGCCCGTTCGAGATCGTCGCCCTTGAGCGCGGCGGCGTGGACGGTCGCAAAGTCCACGCTGCCCGCCCCGAACGGGGGGCAGGTGTCGGTAGCCATCGGGATGTTCCTCTGTGGTGGGGCTCCGCGCCCTCAAGCAGCGGAGCGGTAGGGCATTAGAATTGCGCGCCGGCCTGGCCCAGAATGGTGAACCAGTCGTCGCGCGGGGTGAAAAACTCGGCGCCGTACTGAACGCTCGCGCCGTGCACGTCCTTGCCATCGGCCTGCGTGCCGGCGAGGTCGATTTCCTGCAGGTCGAGCAGCCGCCCGCCCAGCGTGCGATCCGCCGCCAGCAGAGCGTGGACCCGTGCCAGCGTGGTTTGCACGGTGCGACTGATCGAGCCGGCCAGTTGCGGCCCGTCGATCACTTCAATCTGGAGCACTTGCCGCCAGTAGGTCTGGCCCTGTTCGTCGGATTGCTCCGGCGTGGCGGATACTGTGTAGAGTGTGATCGCGCGCTCCGCCTCGATGGCCTGGCTTTCGGGCTGATCCGTCAGCACCACATAGCCTTCGAGCGGAGCGCCGGTGCCGGTACTGGCGCCAAGGATCGCCGCAACCACATCCTCGATCTTCGCGAACGCAGTATCAGCCACCGGGCACCACCGTCACTTCGAACTCCCAGCCCGTGCCCGCCGCGTCGGTGCGGACATTGATGGGCCGGAAGGTCAGGCCGGGCAGGCGGGTGAGGGTGATACGCGCCGCGCTCGTCGGCCGCGCCGGCACATCGGCCTTGAGCAGTCCGGCTACGGTCACGTCCTGCTCGATCACCTGCGCCGCCTCGAACGCCTTCACCGCATCGCGGTAATCGACATAGGCCTGCCGTGCCGCGAACATGGTGCCATCGGCCGCATACTGGATCGTGTCGCCGAGAATGTCGGCGCAGGTCCGGTCCAGCGCCGGCGTGAGGGCGTCCAGGGTAGGGCGGGTCATCGCTTACGCGGCGGGCGGCGAGTCGGCGGCAGACTCGGAGCCGGTCTCGCCTTCAGCGGTAGCGCCGGCTTGCTTCGCCGCGATCTTCGCCTCGATCTCCGCCACGGGCCAGCGCGGGCCGGGGGCCTTTCCGAACGCAGCCTTGTAGGCCTTGCGGGCCTCGCCGAGCGCCGAGGGCGCCGAAGTCTTGGCCGCGCGGGGCTTGCTGCCGCCGGCCTTGCCATCGTGGTCATGGTCGAGCTGCGGAAGCTTGCCAACGGGTCTGGCCAGACCGGCGTCAGTCTTCTCGCGCGCCTTCGCGTCGCTCAATTCGCCGGTCTCGCCGGGGTTGATGACCACCATCTGGCCTTCATCCCATTCGACAATGAGGCCCAAAGCCTTGATCTTCATGCACGGTCTCCTTTCGGAAGGGTCGCCCGGGACGCACTGTGCACGGCCCTTCCGAAAAGAGGGCGGACCCTGCGGCCCGCCCTCGCGCTCGTTCGTCAGTCGATCAGGTGTTTCTGCCCGAGAGCAGCACTTCCGGCCGCGTGCAGATGTGCAGCGGGTAGGAGTAGATTTCGGGCTGGACCCACATGTTGCGCTTTTCGTCGCGCACCAGCATCGAATAGATCGGCTTGCCGATCGTGTTCACGGTCTCGAACGTCTCGCCCGGCCCATTGATGCGTTTGTAGAGGTCGGGCACGCCACGCACGACCAGCTTGGCCTTCGTGGTGCCGATGGCCACCGTCGTGTTGTCGTCGGTGCCCTGGTAGTTGTGCCAGTCCATCTCGCCGAAGCGGAAGGTTGAGAAGACTTCGGCGTTGCGCAAGTTGGCGGCGGCCTCCCAGTTCTTGTAGGTCTCGCGGACCTCTGGGTGGTTCTTGAACTGGTCGAAGAAGGTATCGCCGCACAGCCACAGAAACTGGACCATGCCGGGCACGTAGCTTCCGCCGAGCGCACGGATCGCCGCTCGCTTGGCCGCTGCGATCTTGAGCGACAACGCGCCTTCGGCCGGATTGGCATTATCCAGATCGAAGTCGATCTCGACAGGCGGCGTAATGCCGAACTCCGAGAAGAAATTGTAGAGCGTCGAACCATCGGAATCGAGCAGGATACCCTGGATCGCGCCGAGACGATGGTACTCCATCGTCATCGCGTGCTCGGTGAGCAGCTTCTTCTGCTTCTGCGCGATCTTCTGGACCGCGGTTTCGAGCTGGCTTTCCGTCCCGAACGCGCGGACACCCTGGATTTCCGACGCGAATACCTGGTCGCCCTTGGCGATACGCGGGATGGTGAAGTGCCGCAGCGAGCGCTTGTCGGTTCCGCCCATGGGCGGCTCGGTGCCGCGCTGGCTGGTCGGAATCAGCTTCAGCGTCGTGCCGCGCTGCTCGATCGACGCCACGTTGGTTTCCTGACCTTCACCGTCGCCGAAGAGGCCAAGGCTGCCGAGGAAAGTCGGGACAGTCGGCATCTTTTCGATGGCCGCCGTCATGTTGACGAGGCTGAAGGCATCGTCGTTGAAGATGTCCATATGCATGGAAGGTGTTCCTTTTGTGGATGCACGAAGCCGGCCCCGGACGCCTAAGGCCGCCGGGTCAGGCATCAGCGATGGAAGGGGTTCAGGCGGCCTTGATGCCGTTGCTGGCGAGTAGCGTGGCGAGGGCAGCGGCCTGTTCGGTGGCGTCGATGCCGGCCGCCCAGGTCAGGTCGTTCTTGTTCACCACGGCCGGGCCACGCAGCAGCGCAAGGCCTTTGGCATCGCCGCTGCTCGCGTCAACGGCACCTACGAGAATGCCGGCCGCGACGCGGCGGCCGTCGTCAGTGCCGGCGTTGTCGAACGCGACATACTTGCTACTCGCCGTTACCTTGCCGATCACGGCGCCGGCGACGAGATTCTGGCCGCTCAACACGGTGATCTCATCGCAGTGATAACCGATGCCCATGGCGAGTTCGCCGATGAACTCGCCCGTGTGCATACCTTCGGTGAGAGGGGTCTGTGCCATTGCTGATACCTTTCAGGTTCGAAACTGCTGGATGAAGGTAGCCGGCGCGGGCTACTTGACCTGGCCGGGGTAGACCTTGGCGATGGCGCTATCCCAGACGCTGGCGGACTGAGCCGCCCCGTCCTTGACCTTGCTGCCGCCGCTCGCGTCTATGTTGCTGTTGCCCGATTGCGCGATAGCTTCGCGCATCTCCGAGCGTGCCGCAGATTCGGCATCGCCACCCTCGGTCGCAGCTTGCTTGCCGAGCAACTTGACGATGCCGCTCGCCGACAGGCTGGCGTAGTCGTCGTCAGCAAGCATCGCGAGCGCGAGAGAGGCTTTGCCCTTGCAGGTGTCATCCTCCGCAACTGCCTTGGCGACAGCCTTCACACGATCGCGCTCGGAGGCGTTGGCAGCGGCAGCCGGGTCATCGCCTTCGCCACCTTCACCGCTCTGCTGCCCATCATCGGCAGCATTCGCGTCGGCACCGGCGACAGCGACCGGCGGGGTAGCGGCAGCGCCCGCCGACGCGGCGGGCGCCAGTTCGGCGGCAAGCGCCGCCTTCTGCTCGTCGGTCATCCCAGCGAGCAGATCGTCGGCCGAAATCTCGGAGAGAGCGACCACGGCACCGGCAGCGGAACGCGCGAGCGCCGCCTTCAAGCCGTTGTTGGCTCCAGGCATAGTTCAGTCCTTTCGGTTATGAATCAGCGGGCCAGCGCGGCGACCGCTTCGAAGATGGCCTCAGGTGAATCGATCGCATCGACCAGGCCTAGGGCCAATGCGTCATTGCCGGTAAACCAGTCGCCCTCGAGTCTCAGGACGGCCTCCTTGCTGATCGGGCGGCCTGCCGCGACGTGCTCGGCGAAGATGTCCCAGGTCTCATTGACCCACCGAACCAGTTTGTCTTCGGTCTCGTCGTCGGCAGTCTCGTAGGGCCCGCCGCGTGCCTTGCGGTCGCCGGCACGAATGATCTTGACCGCTATGCCCTTCTCTGAGAGCGCCTTGGTCATATCGACCATCATGGTCCAGACACCGATCGAACCCGTGATGGCAGTTTCGGTGGCCATGACGGCGTCGCACGATGCCGCGATGGCGTAGCCCGCCGAGCACATCATCTCGTTGACCATGGCGATGACCGGCTTGCCGCCAGCCTTGCGGGTCTGCCGCAGCTTGCGAGCGAACTCGAAACAGCCTGACACCTCGCCGCCCGGGGTGTCTGCATCGACCAGGATTGCGCCGACCTCCCGGTTTTGCTGCGCATCGGCGATGATGCGATCAAGGCAGTCGTAACCGACCATGCCGGAGTACGGCTCGACCCCGCCGAGCTTGTGCACCAGCGTGCCATCGACGCTGACCCGGGCGACACGACGCTCTACCGCATACATATCCCGCGCCGTCTTCGGCTTAGTTGTCCAATCGGAGTCATCCATCGCCTTGAGACGAAGTTGGGCGGCGCCGAGTGTGGTTCCGTCGATGCGTTCGAGGCTGGCGATGCCGAGGCGATCCACGAGCGCGGCGCAGAGCATTTCGGCCTTTTCCGGCCGCAGCATCAGCGGCGCATTGAACAGGCGCGTGGCGACGCGGGCGAACTTGCTCATGCCTGCGCTCCCTCGGCTTCTCGCGCGCTATCGTTCGCCGCGTCCGCCTCTGCCTCGGCATTGCTGGTGTCAGTCGCGGCCTTGACGTTGTAGTTCGGCTTCCCGAGCCCACGCTCGCGGCGCGCTTCGAGCCACCACGCTTCCTCCGCAAGCACGTCCGATGGATCGCGACCGCCCTCCAGGATACATTCGACGGTAGACTTGCGCCCGGCCGCGGTGTCGAGGTTGTTGGCGTTGGCCTCTTTCAACGGGTCCACCGAGCCGCGTCCCGGCCCGATCCATTCCGCCATGCAGATCGCGGTCTTGTTGCGGTAGAAATTCACCGGCCCGCCCGGCACCTTCACGTCGCCGTTCGCCACCTCGACCTCCAGCCACGCGGCATAGATCGGCGTCAGGAAAGCTTGCGAGAAGAACCATCGGTCCTCGATGAAGGAGCGCCAGATTTCATTCAGTAGCGCGCGCGCCGAGGAGTAATTGATGCCGCTCCAGTCCTGCGTCATCTGCGGCTCGGACACGCCCAGCGAGCTGGCCACCTTGCGCAGCATGAACTTCATGAACGAGGCGTAATTGGCGTTCGGATGCGTCGCCTCGGGCGCATCGACCTTCTCGCCCGGCACGAGGTGCGTCACTTGCGCGCCGTCTACCGTGACGGGCGTCTGTTGCCGGAAGTGCAGATAGGCATCGATCCAGGGATCGACGGCTTCCTCTCCGCCCGCCGGCGCCAGCGCGGCTTCCAGATCCTCTGTCGTGCCCGGCGATTCAATGAACAGCGAGAACAGCGCCGACTTGAGCGCCGCCGTCACCTCGGCCCGGTCCACCCGGTCGATCATCTTGGCCGGTAGCATCGCCTCGGCCAGGCGGCTCACCCCCCGGTTTTGCTCCGCGCGGCGCGGCGAGAACACGTGCAGGAACTTCGCGCGCCCGGTGCGGCCCCGCGCCGGGATATATTCCCACCGCTCCCCGTCGAATCCCGCATCGGGATCGCCCGGATGACGCTTGCGGACATAATAGCCCAGCGCGGCACCATTCTTGTCCGAAACGACACCGTTGCGCAGCGTCCGTCCGTCGATCTCCCGGCCCTCGGTATGGGCCAGCCAGGTTGGGCTGGAGATGCGTTCCGGCTCGACCAGCAGCACATTGGTCGTGTTGGCCAGCCCGCGCTTGGTGTCGCGGATTTCCGCCGCCGCCTCGCCGTCTCGGACGTAGCCGAGATAGGCCAGCTTCGCGATGGCGCCGAAGCTCAGCCGCTGCCGGGCATCGCAACGCCGCTCAATGTCGCTGCCCCACACCTTGAAGCGAGCTTGGACATCGCCGGTCCATTTCATCCGCCACGCGTAATCGCGGTTCAGCAGTTCATGGACCGGCTGCGCCGACAGGCGAATGTTGACGCCGATGACGGATTCGACGCGACGATCGAGCCCGCCGTTGATCCAGCCATTGTTCTCGTCGAGATCGCGAGCGCGGCCCGTGATCGTGCCCCAGTCGCTCCCCGTGGTCGAGCCGGCGAAGCGCAGGCCTGGGTTCCAGCCCGAAAACTCGGACAGGTCGTGGCGCGCGGCATCGCGGCGACCCTGACCGCCAAAGCCGAGCCACGCTCCAGCGCGGGAAATGAAACCTGTCAATGCGGCCATCTCAGTTACGCCAGGCCAGCCCGATCGCGCGGCGTTTCGGCCTGCCGTCCTCGATGCTCAAGGCTGCCTCGTATTCGCGTTCCAGCGTGGCGATCGCACGCTCGATCTGATTGAGCGTGATGCCGTCGAAGATCATGCGTCGCCCGTCGCGCCAGACTTCCTTGACCCGCTCGCCCGCAACCAGCGCGGTGCGTGCGGAGCGATAGACGGCGAGATCGGCCGCGATTTCGGTCGATGAGCGTTGCGTCACCGGCGGTTTCCTTGGTTGAGCTGGTCGAAACGGTTGAGCAGCGATGGCTTTGGTGCAGACTCAGCGGCGGGTTTGGCCTCCGTCATCGAGGCCGCTGGATCACCTCCTTCCGGCAAGAGCAGTATCGGCTTGGCCCAGGGTGGCCGCTTTGCCGCGTCGGACCACTTCAAGGCGGGGCGATCCGGCTTCATCATCAGCCGCATCGCTTCCTCGTAGCCGAACAGATCGAGGCTTTCGTTCAGACCCTGACGCACGAACTTGCCGTCGATCAGCGGTTCGTTGAAATACTCGTCGAAATAGGCGCCATCGATATCGGGCGCGAAATAGCACTGGCCCGGTCCCCCATCGCGCACCGCGAGGCGATCGAGCGCCAGTTCCTTCAATTCATGGACGCCGAGCGACCATTCCCAGGCGCCCTTCGGAAACTTGCGCCCCTTGTCGTCCTTGTGGCGCGGCTTCGGGGGCAGGGGCGGCGCATCCTTGTTCCGCGAGCCCTGGATGAGATTGACGCGCGGCCAGAAGCTGGTCGGCGTGCCCCAATACAACCCCTTGCGATAGCAGCGCGCCGCGAACTCGCGCCCGATCCACGTCACGTTGCCGTCGCTTACGTCGATCGCGACCGCGGCGACCGGCATGGCGTAGCCCGGCTTACCGATGATCGGGAACGTGCGCAGCACTACATCCTCGATAAGCGCTTCTTCCCAATCCTCGATCCGCTCGCGGGTGCGAATATCGCGCAGCCGGCCATCGCTCCAAAGCCGCTGTCGGATCGTCAAACGGTCGAGCCACCACGACCGGCTTTCCAGGTCCCAGCCGCGAAAGCTCACGTCGAACTTGCCCGCGCCCACGTCCACCGCGGCGGTGATGAACAGCACGTCCGTGGGGCACATACCGAACTCCGTCGCGACTTCGGCGCGGGCCCGCTTCTGCAACGTGGCGCTCGTGACGCCTTCCAGCCCGGTCTTGCCTTCGAATATCTCGCCGAGTTGCTTGGACATGAACTCGCGCAGCGCCTTGGTCGCCTCGCGGCTTCCCCCGCTGCGCTCATACTTGATCAGCGCTTCTTCCAAGCCCCGCGCCAATTCAGCGGCAGGCGAGGTCTTCACCATGAGGCCGTGGACATAGAAGCCCCGCTCCGTGTGCGGCTCCGGTTCGCCCTGAATGCCTTCGACGGGATCCAGCGTCTGACCCCGGTGCATCCACCAGTCCTCGCGTCCGGCCTGATCCACCATGGCGAAGCGCTGCGCATCGTCGAGCACGGAGCCGCAGTGCGGGCAGGCCATGCCGGCTGTGCGCCCTGCCATGGCGATCCGCGCGTCAACGGGCGCCTTGTCGTCGCGCTGGTAGTGCAGTCGGAACTCCGGCACGTCCGGCCAGAACTTCGTTGCGTGCGCAGCGGCAAACAAATCGCATTCCGCGCAGCGCATCACGTAGATGCCGCGTGAGGTCGATTCCCACGCCGGCGCCACGCCGGCCCGCCAGCCCTTGTCGGGGTGCGACAGGATGAAGCCCTTGCGCCGCCGCCCGATGTTTTTCTGCCGCCCGCGAAGCTGTGTCTTGGGCGATTCCGCGAACCGGGTCCAACCGTCCGGCTCGTCCATCACCCCGAAATAGAACTCGCGGTTGCGGAAGTTGCTGTCGTTTGCGGCCAGGAACTCGATCAGGTGGCCCGAGACCCGCTTGCGCGTATCGGTATTGTCCGACTTGCCCTTGCCGATCTTGGCCCGGAGGCGCGGGTGATCGTCGAACAGGGGCCGGATCGCCCCTTCGCAGTATTCCTTCACCGCCTTGTCGCTGCCCAGATACCAGGCGACGCGCCCCATCGGCCCAATATCGATCATCTTGGCGATGAAGTTCTCGGCAATCGTCGTGCCGCCCGAACGGGACGGCTTGACCATCACGACCAGCTCGACTCCGGGTTCGTCCAGCGCGTTCGACGGCGCGATGTTGTACGGCGTGCGCCAGCGATCGTACGGCACCACGGCGCCGCTGTCGGCGAGGCGAAACGTGCGGTTCTTCTCGGCCCAATCGACGGTGCTGATCTTCTCCGGCGGCCTGTAGCGCGACAGGGCGTCGCGCAGCAGCATTACCGGGTCTGCGTAGCACTCGCCCGATCCCAGCCGCGTAACCTCCCGGGTCAGCGCCGCCGGGCTAAGCAGACCTTCCACGAAGCGCGTTCAGACAAGCCTCGCCCGCAGCGCTTTGCTGAAGGATGAGGGTGTCGATCGCATTCTGCCATTTCTCCGCATATTCGGGCGGCCACTGGCCCGTGGGGTCCTGTTCTCGGCCCGCCTGAATGCCGGCCTGAAGCATGCGATTGATCGTCTGATCGAAGACCGAGGCCGCGAGGGATGCCTTGATCAAGGCGCTCTGGCTTTCCTGTTCCTCGCGAACCTCGCGCGCGGCCCGCACGGCCTTGATGATCTCATCGGCCGTCATGTCCTCGGGCAGCTCGGCCAGAACATCGTCGCCGATAGCCTTGCGCAGACGCTTGGCCTTCTCGACCTGCTTGGCTTGCTCCGCCTCGAAATGCTTGATCAGGAACCGGATCGTCGGCCCCGGCTTGAACTGCCATTCGATCCCGTTGCCGCCGCGCTCGAATGCGCCGCTTTCCTCGAAGCCCGCGATCTCACCGCACCAGTCGCGCAGGACGGGCCGGCTGACGCCGATCAGTTCCATCATCGGCTCAAACGTCAGCACGGTGCCGCGCTTGAACTTCTTCGCCTTCTCCAGAGCAGCGTTGAGCTTGCGCAGCCGCGCGGCCGGGGAGGACGCGGAATGCGCCATCAGCGAGATTTCCTATGGGGAAGGATAATGCGCGTTCTCTCCACGCGCGAAACCATTACCACAAGTCATACTCACTTTTTGACAACATCGTCAACTACCCCCTGCTGCATCCCTTGCGTCGAGCAGTTGCTTGACTGCCTCGCCGAAGGCTTCCTTCGCCCTGCGGTGAAAGGCGCGAGCGGCACGCGTGGCCCTGTGGATAGGCACGTCTTGGAGAACCATCAGGTCGAGAAGGGCGAGATGGCGGCTGCGGATATTTCGCCGCACGAAGCGAAATGTGTCTTGAGCCTCGACCTGCCAATCCGTGAACATCGTGCGGCCCTGCGGCGCGGCGAACACCTCGCGGCCATAATCGATCGAGGCGATGTTACCTGCCAAGCCGGTCATCTCGTGAAGGTTGCGATACCAGAGGCAGGCCGCCAGGCCCTTGTGGTCAATCACGCCCGCGAACAGCATCTTGTGCGCTTGCGGCAAGTCTCGGCGGCGATAGGCGCTCACTGTCGCCACAGAGCCATCCGGTAAACGAGGCGTGAATTTCGTGAAACCGACACCGCCACGCTCGGCCTGAGCGATCTGCTCGGGCGTTGGCCCAATGGCGACATCGCGCATGGCGACGAGCTTGCCGTCATCGAACTCGATCTCAGCTTCCTTGCGCAGCGTGTCTTCGGCGCGATCCGCGCGGTCTTGCGCGATCAAGTTGGCAACTCGCCGCCCCTCGGCTTTTGCTCGGTGGATGGCCTTTTTCAAGCCAAAGGCTTTGCTCTCGATCCGCGCCGCGTCACGAATTTCGAATTGATCATCGGCGTTCCGATCCTGCTCAAGCGCTTCACGGGCCGCCGGTCCCGACAGGTGTGGATACATTTTGCCCTCCGTCATCCTTCCACCCCTTCCGAATTGCCGGTGCGCTTTCCGAACCGAAACCTCCTGGCAACATCGCGATAGCCGCGCACGCTCGGCGAAATGCAGGCGGCGACGGCGCAACACTCCGGATTGTCATCCACGCGCGATGCCGTGATGTGCCTGGGGTGCCGGGCGATCCCTCGCTGATCGCGGGGAGCGCGTAGGATCTCGGTCACATGGTGGCGCTGCTGGTCGGCGCGGATGGGACCTTCCCACGTGGTCATCTCAAGGATGTGGTCGGTGCCGTCTCGCCCAAGATATCGGATACCCACGCTAGTCCACCCCCTTCACGCCCAAAGCCCGCTCTGCCAGCAGGTCGAGTTGCTTGCGGTCCGCCCAGGCGGACAGCCAACCCTTGTTGATCAGCACGATCTCGCCCTTGCTGGCGTGATACGCATCGCGGGCGGCTTGCACCGCGTCGCGGGCCTGCGGCTCGCGCATCAGGTGGGCGTGGCGGCTGAGTGAGGAACGCAAGTCGCTCAATGCAGGAACTCCACGTTTCGCTCGTACCGTTCGCGCCGCTCGGGCGAGAACTGAGCAAGGCGCCGAGCGCGGTAAGCCGGGTCGGGCTTGAGGCTCTTGGCGAGCCGGCGGCGGATCAGGATACGGCGCAGCGGGTTCACTGTGGCCGCTCCTCGATCTTCGAGACTTTCGCCGACAGCGAGTTAGCGGCGCTGGCGATGAGACCGCGAACCTCGGGCGGTGGTAGAGTTCCGCGCTGGGCGCTCGGAAGTTCGCGACGCAGCGGCTTGCCGAGGCGCCAAGGTGTTTCGTCCTCCATCCACCTGATCACATGGGGAACGATCTGCCCGTGGTGGGTGCACCGCTTACGCGCGTCGGCCATGCCAGCGAGGACCAGCGAACGGCTGTAGCCAGCAAGTTCCCCCGCCGCGACGGCGAGCCATTCCGCTGCGGCAGCCTCGGTCATGCCAACGGGGCGAACGAGCGCCAGGCATCCCGCGAGCGGAGGGATGACCTCGCTAGCCGGAATGCAGTCGGTCGAGCGCGAGTTGGGCTGCGTCGCGGGTACTCCCACCCCGGCCGTCCGATGTGCGTCCAGCGCCGTTTGCCTGTCTGCCATGTCCAAATTCCCTGCTATTCAAAACCCAGGTTTTCCATGCCGCGTGCCAGTTCTCGAACCGGCTGCCCTTGGCGGTGTGGTGTGCGGTGAAGCGTTCGATCTGCCGCGCGAGTTCGCCGGGCGGCCAGCCATCGACGATGCTTCGGCATTCCGTGCCGATGCCGAAGGGGGCAGGCTGCCAGTCGGCGGGTAGCCTGGTCATTTTGGGCTTTGGCTTGGGATCGGGTTTGGGCGCGCCTTGCGCGCAAGAAGAACCTTTAGGTTCTTCTATATTATATCCCTGTCCCTTTACTGTCTCTTCTCTTCTCTTGGAGCCATTATCACGCGTGATTTCCGGCTCTGTCACGCGTGACATTTCCGTGACGTGGTCCGCGACTTTCGAAGGACGGCCGAGGGCGTCCCATTCATCAAATGACGGAGATTGCACGCAATTGTCGGGGTTACGTTTATTGTGTTGGCGTACTGCTGCGCAGAAAGCGGCGTGCCTTTGCCGCAACTTGCTGTTCCACGATTCGAGAGCCGTTTCCGCGACAACCGGATGATAAAGTCGCCCGTCGCTGCACAAAACGAAGCCGCGAAGTGCTCCTTCGCGATGTTTTTTCCATGTCCGCTTGTCTCGGCCGAGCCCGACCAGACGCATCAATACGGTGTCATTATCGGGTAGCGAGCCCGCTGGAATCTGATGCCAAGAAGCGGCCCAAAGCAGCACCGCGTACCAGCACGTCTCCGGCTCTTCTTCGGCCGCCAGATTGCTGTCGCGAAGCCGCGCGACATGCAACGGCATGAACGGGAAGTCCTGCAAATCGACCTCTGCCGGAACGAGTGGATCAGGAAGAGACTGGCTCACCTGCTCCTCCGTCCACACCGGCAGGCATCACCGCGCGCGCCGCACCAAAAGCACGTATCCCGATCCACGCGAGGCAGGCTCTCGGGCGCTGGCTCCTGCGCCAACGCTACCTTAGGGCGCACCTTTCGCGCCTTGGTTCGCGTCTCAGGTCGATCCCGCCAATGTGGTTTCCTGATCTGGCCTGCGGTGCGCCGGCCCGTCGCCAAGATGGTTACGACACGTTTGGAATTGCCGCGCTCAACCCGGATCAAACCCTTTCTCTCAAGGCTGGCGACGAGGGCGGAGCCGCTCGTGGAGCCGGTCACATCCGCGATGACAAGGTTCGACGGGCAGGGCTCGCCCATCTCCGCAGCGTGCGTGACAAGCTTGAGCACAGCCTTCTCGTGGAAGGTAAGTTCCTTGGTGTCGTGCCGCGTCATACTGGAGTCCTCTGACGCCAACGGCGCATCTCGGTCTCGTGGTGCTCCATCACCATCGCCCGCGCTTCCGCTGCCCTGAGGCCGCTACGGGTCAGCTCGCGGTACATCTCGCGAAGGTGCGGTGGGATGTCGGCCAGCTTGGCCGCAGAGATCGATCTGCCGGCTTGCCGGCGCGAAGGACTGCCGGGTGGATGAGCGGCGTTGCTCTTCTCCCAGATACGCTCCTGGAGCCACCGTTCCTTCATCACCTGCGGGTCGCGCAGAGCGGAGGCCCGGCGGGCGCTGACTCGCAGTCGTTCGACGTATTCGGGATCGGCCTGGAGCTTGAGCCGGATGCCGGCGCGTTGCTTCTCTCGCCATGTCGGATCGGTCGCGTTGCGCTTGGCGACGTGGCGTCGGCAAAAGCCGGACGTATTGCGAGGGCTTAGTTCGACAGCGCATTCGCGGCAATAGCGGGGCTCGGTCATGCCAGCACCCCCAGCGGAGGGCGAAGCACTTCATTTGCTCTCCAGGGGACGGTCACATGCTCGTGAAAGTCGAGGGCAAAATCGAGAATGCCAATGGCGTCGGCTTCATCATCCGACCGCGGCGACATGCCGAGTTGCCGACAGCGCTCCACAGTGAGTGCCTTGAGCTTGTCCCGTGCCGACCCTTTGCCCGTAATGGCGCGCTTGGCGCGTGCTGCCGCCTGAGCATCCTTCACCAGATCGGCGCCGACGAAGTCTTTCCTCCACGTCCCCACATTGACCGCATGGGCCATGCAGCCCGTGGCCTCGGCGAAGCTTTCGACATGGGCGGCGATGCCAGCCGCGAGTTTCAGCGTTCTGATGTTCGTCTTGCCGCTGAGATTCGCCGGCAGGATCGGCTCCTCGAAATAGATCGTGCGGAACGGCATGACGGCGCGCAGCTCGGCCATGCGGACGTGGATCGCGGCATAGACGCCGCCATCGCTCGTCCACTCAGTGCCCAGCCGCCACGAGCCGTAGCGCGGCTTGTCCCAGCCGGGTTGCCAGACGGCAAAGCCGGTGCGCGATTTTGACAAGTCGAGGGCGCAGACGCCGGTCATGGATAGGTCTGCCGATCGAGGAGCACGAGCCGATCGTCACCCTCACCCTTACCGAGTCCCTCGCGGTAGAGGGTCAGCATGGCGGCGAGATAGCCGCGCTGAAAGTCGCTATCGGCGGGATCGCGAAGATAGCCCGCGAAGACCTGCTCAATGTAGCGCGACGCCTTTTCGGCATCGAAAGAGATTGGTTCTGCCAAGTTCGACCCCGTCTGAATGAAGCTATCGTCGGGGCGGATCGTCTTGCCGGCGTCGGCAACTTGACCCGCCCTCCCGGAGCTTCACTCAGCCGCTTCGGGCAGCTCTTCGTCTTCGGGATCGTCGTTGCCGGGCCGATCCCGCTGCGCTGCGAGTTCGTCCTCGCTGGCCTCGTCGAAATCGTCATCGCCGGCATCGGCCAGATCGCTATCGTCACCGTCATGCGCCGGCAGCGTCGCGAGCTGGGGCCGCTTGCGCTCGCCGAACGGAATGACCGAGCCGCCGTCCTCTCCCTGGGCCAGCGTGACGAGGTCGCTCGGCAGGTGCAGCTTCAGTTCTTCGAGGCCGGAGTGGAACGCCAGCAGCCAGTGATCGCGCTTGGCATCTTCCATGTCGTCGAGCTGCATTAGGAAATCGAGCACCTTGCGGGGGAAGTGGCAGGTGACCTTGATGCGCTTGTAAGGCTCGGACAGGTCGCCCTTGATCGTGGCGATGTGTGTGTTCTTCGGCTTGATCTCGTCGCGGTAAATCTTGAGCGCGCCCTTTGCGTCCGGCCGCTTGTATTCACCTTCGATGCCGGCGCCTTCG